GGAAGGTGGTAATGGTGCTCAAGGACTTCAAGGATTACAGGGGTTACAAGGATTGCAAGGTCGTCAAGGAATACAAGGCATTCAAGGTACTCAAGGACTTCAAGGATTACAAGGAATACAAGGTATCCAAGGTCGTCAAGGAATACAAGGTATTCAGGGAACCATAGGTGACATAGGAGACCCAGGCACTCAAGGACTTCAAGGATTACAGGGGTTACAAGGATTGCAAGGTCGTCAAGGAATACAAGGCATTCAAGGAGTTCAAGGAACTCAGGGAACCCAAGGAGTTCAGGGACTTCAAGGATTACAGGGTCTTCAAGGAATACAAGGCATTCAAGGTACTCAAGGAGTTCAGGGCACTCAGGGACTTCAAGGTATTCAAGGACTTGATGGTCTATTTGCGGGTCAAGGCATTCAAGGTACTCAAGGACTACAGGGAATCCAAGGATTGCAAGGACTGCAAGGTCGTCAAGGCATTCAAGGTACTCAAGGACTACAAGGTACTCAAGGACTACAAGGTATTCAAGGCATTCAAGGTACTCAAGGACTACAGGGAAACCAAGGAGTCCAAGGTATACAAGGTCGTCAAGGTATCCAGGGAACTCAGGGAATTCAGGGTATTCAAGGACTTGATGGACTATTTGCGGGTCAAGGTATCCAGGGAATACAAGGTATTCAGGGATTGCAAGGTCGCCAAGGTATCCAGGGAACTCAAGGTTTACAAGGTTTACAAGGTCTACAAGGTATTCAAGGTATTGCAGGTGTTTCCGCAAGAACTACAGTTTTTAAAACTTCAGATGAAACAATAACTAATGATGCGACACTCAATAATGACAGTCAGTTGTTTTTTACAGTGGCAGCAAATACAACTTATCAATTTAGATTAGAAGTTTTGTTTGATAGTGGTTCAACCCCCGACTTTAAATATAGACATTCAGGACCTGCTAATCCTACTTTGGTTCGTATTACTCAACAAGATTCTCCACCTGGGTCCACTACATTAACTTATTCTGTAGCAACTGCATTTTCTGCTGCTGATGTTGTAGTTAATGGTGGGGCAGTGACTAATGGTGGTTATGTTAAGTTGACAGGGATTATTCAAAATGGTGCAAATGCGGGAACATTTAGATTCCAGTGGGCACAAAACAACTCAAGTGGTACCGCAACCACTGTCCGTGCTGGTAGTTATGTTGAATATGCGGTAGTTGCTTGACACTTTTTCTTAAAATACTTTTGAGATTTAAGTGCTTAAGATTTCTTTAAAATAATAGATATAGTATCTTTGTATATTAAAGATGCAACTTTACAGTTCTCCAGAAGATTATCTTTACAACTTAGAAACGACTTCACCACAAGAGGCTAGAAAACTTTGGAGAAAATCAATCAAAGAAAAATGGGAACATAAATGTGGGTATTGTGAAAGCACAGAGGACCTTACTCTAGACCATATTATCCCCCAGGCTAAAGGTGGTGGAGACCATTTGACAAATGTTATATGTTGTTGTCTTAAATGTAATCGTTCTAAGGGACATTATAATTGGGTAGATTGGTATATGTCGCAAGAATTCTTTACTCTTGAAAGATATGATGCTATAGTAAGATGGAGGACCCAACTATCAAACCAAGAACTACGAGTTTATCGTCCACGAAAGAATATGGTTGGTTAATAAATACTAACATCTTTATCTTTTTATATGGATAGTGACAGTCTCTACCCGTTATTTACTGAAATAACGGGACTTTTAATCGGATTTTTAATTATTATTATTCCTATACTTATTGTTTTATTATGAGTTTTACAGTTTATTCACGCCACGGATGCCCATATTGCGATAAAATAAAAAAAGTTTTAAGTAATGTAAGTATTACAACAGGCTCTCCAGTTATACATTATGAACTTGGAGTTAATTTTACAAGAGAAGAATTTTATAAAGAATTTGGAGAGGGGTCCACATTTCCGCAAGTAGTATATAACTCCAATCATCTTGGGGGATGCGTAGATACCGTTAAATATTTACAAGAGAATAATATGATTTGATGAATAATCTAAATAATACAGGAATTCACGATAAAAATCGTGGGGTTGAGCTATTACTTTATAGGAGGGAAAATAAACTTAAAGAAAATATAAAGAAAAAAATTCACTTTGAAAAAACCATCTCTTTTTTTCAAAGAGAATTTAAATTCAAGTTAGAATTTTCGATAACAGAAAACCCTAAACTTTCGGAGAAATAAAATGATAGCAGCAGAACTTACTATTTTTGGTCTATTAAGTTTATTGTTCTTATGTATAGGTGGAGTTATCGGTTGGCTGGCAAAAATGCATTCTTATGAGACACAACCCCAAAGAATTTTTATGCATCCTGAAATGTTTGATACTAATGGAAATATTATTCCTGATGAAATCTTGGCAGTCCGATTTGAAAATGGATATTTTGATGCCGAAGACGATGAAGATGATGAAGATTAATCCCTAGATACTATTAATTAAACTGAACATAATTATGACTACTGCAAAAACTACAACATCTACTACAAGAAAAACTGCTGCAAAACCTGCTGCGAGAAAAAGAACTACTACTCCTAAACCAAAAGTAGAGAATATAAAACTTCCAAATAATCCTTTTGTATTTGAAGTTTTGGGATTGGTGAATAACCAACCAACTGATGCTGAAAAAGTAAAAGTTTTGAAAGAATATGAACATCCTTCATTGAAATCAATTTTTATCTGGAACTTTGATAATAATGTAGTTTCAATGATTCCTGAAGGTGAAGTTCCCTATTCTACCGCCGGTGAAGACTTGGTAAAGTCTGGTTCGATGTCTGAACGAATCGAAAAAGAAGTAGAAAAAATGGAATCATATAATAACTCTTCTATCAGTTATACTGAAAAGATTAGAGCTGGTCATACTTCATTGAGAACTGAGTATGAAACTCTAATTAATTTTGTAAAGTCTGTAGATGGAACTCCTGGAAATCCTAGTCTTCCCTCACTAAGAAGAGAAAGTATGTTTATTCAACTTCTTGAAGGTCTGCATCCTTTAGATGCTGAAATTCTTTGTTTAGTAAAAGATAAAAAATTGACAAACAAATATAAAATTACCAGAGAAGTTATATCAGAAGCATATCCAGATATTATCTGGGAGCGAAGATGAGGTGTAAAATTGATTATTCTACATAAAGATTGTTCTCCAGAACTTAAAAAAAATAAAGAACTACCGAGAGATACGTATTTGGTATCTTATCGAGTGGATAATGAGTTAAAATATGATATAGTTAAAAGTGGAGGAACCATAGCAATATTTGATTATTATTATGATGAATATCGAAATGTAGATGCTATTGTATGGACTGATGGGAGAGTTAATCCCAAATCTTATGGATATGCTCCTAAGATAACAGACCAAAAGAAAAGAAAATAAAGAGAGTGGTTGACTTCCCTTATTTTTTTCTGTACTATATCAAGAGAATATGAGAGATTGAATGAAAATTAAAGAAGATAAACTGATTAAACATTTAAAGAAAGCACTTAAAAATGATGAAGTGTATTCAGAAGAAGAACTTTCTTATATGAAAAAACAACTACGTATTCTTGAAAATAATTTGAAAGAATTTAAAAAACTGACATCAAAAGGATTTGGAAAATAGTATGAAACCTATTAAAGCAAAAGACCTTCTTGAACTTGATAAAGAAATGAAAGTTGTGATGCTTCGTCAGACACAACTTCCACAAACTCTTGTATGGCAAGGAGGAAAGAATGATTACTCTGAAGACCCCATTCATACAAAAATACCTCCGTATGAAACAGAATGTGGAGAATGGGTTGTTCAACAATTACTTGCAAATGAAAGAGGTCATTGGGGTCCGTTGGAACATCCTGCAATTACTTTGGATTGTGTTGGATTTGTTCATAATGTAATTGTACAGGCAAGAACTCATCGGGTAGGAGTATCTTTTGATGTTCAATCCCAAAGATATACTGGAAGAAGAGTACTAAAAGTTGCTAAAGGTGAACTGAAACCAGAACAAGTTTATTATGTTCGTCCTCCAGGTCTCTATCTTGATCGTAAGGCACATAAGTACGAATGGACACAGGAAGACTACGAAAGGCAGTTAAAGTTCTGTGTAGAGGCATCTGAGCGTTATGCAGATTTATTTCAAAATCGTGGAATGGCAGAGGAACATCTTCGTGATTATCTTCCACAGAATATCCGTCAGAACTTTGTAGTTTCATTCTCACTGAGAGCAGCACTTCATTTCTTGGATCTTAGAGCAAAACTTGATGCTCAATTGGAAATTCAAGCACTCTGTGAAGGTATGGTTCCTATTATTAAAGAATGGGTTCCTCAAATTTTCGATTATTATGAAGAGAAGAGACTACATCGTGCTAGATTATCTCCTTGAGGCATTATGAAAACTTGGTGTGTAAAAGACCATTTAACTGGTCAGATATTTAAAGTTATTCTTACTGAAGATGCATTTCAGAAGTTCTTAAAAGAAAATCCAGATATTGATGAATGTATTGAATGTATGGAATGTGATGATGCTAGTAGCATTACTTTAGAATAAATATTTTTGTAAATCATTATAAGCAATGGCAATTTATCCGATTATTCACAAAGAAACTGGTGAGACTAAAGTGATTGAAATGAGTGTTCACGACATTACCCAGTGGTATCAGGACAATCCCGAATGGCAAAGGGATTGGTCTCAAGGATGTGCCACACCAGGAGAAGTTGGAGATTGGAAGAATAAACTTGTTTCCAAACGTCCTGGATGGAACGAAGTTTTAGATCGGGCAAGCAAGATGCCAGGGTCACAAGTAAAAAAAATCTAAACTAAAAAATATAAATGACTAGAAGAAAAAAAACCACAGACCAAGCTGGAATTGGGGCAGGACTTACTGCTAAGCAAATGAGAAGAAAAAAGCCGATAAACTCAGATTTACTTCTCAATATTGAACCATTAACCGAAAATCAAAAAAAACTTTTTAGTTCTTATGATGAGGGGAAACATATTGTTGCTCACGGAGTTCCTGGAAGTGGTAAAACCTTTGTTCTTCTTTATAAAGCACTGAAAGAAGTATTGGATGAAATCTCACCATATGAAAAGATTTATATTATTAGGTCCCTTGTTCAAACAAGAGAGATTGGTTTTCTTCCGGGGTCTCATTCGGATAAGGCAGAATTATTTGAAATACCATATAAAAATATGGTAAAGTATATGTTCCAACTTCCTTCTGAAGCTGATTTTGAGATGCTTTATGGCAATCTGAAATCTCAAGAGACAATTAGTTTCTGGAGCACCTCATTTCTTAGAGGAACGACTTTTGATAATAGCATCTTGATTATTGATGAATTTTCAAATATGAATGCACACGAACTAGATAGTTTAATTACTAGAGTTGGTGAAAACTGTAAAATTATGTTTGCTGGAGACGCAGAACAAACTGATTTAGTTCGTAAAAATGAAAGAACAGGTATTCACGATTTTATGAGAATTTTACAATTAATGAATTCTTTTGAAATTATTGAGTTTGGTGTTGAAGATATTGTCCGTAGTGGATTGGTGCGTGAGTATATACTGGCAAAGAGAGAGCTTGGATTAACTATGCTATGATTTTTGAACATATTGATTTGAAACTTCCACCAATTGACCGAACCACAATTGATGGAATACGTTATTACTTTATTCCTACTTCAGAAGAAGAACCTAAAAAATTTGTTTCCATTACATCGGTAACTAGTTTTTTTAACCGACAAATCTTTATAAATTGGAGACGTAGGGTTGGTAATAAAGCAGCAGATGAGAAAACTAATAAGGCAACTAGTAGAGGAACAGATACTCACACATTAGTAGAGCACTATATTTCAAATCAACCTCTCCCCGAAGTCCAAGAACTATCTCATAAATTATTTGAAATATTAAAACCAGCATTGCATAAATTTGGAAAGATTTATGGTATTGAAATCGCTATGTATAGCGAGTATCTGGGAATTGCAGGAACCTGTGATACTATTGCAGAGTATGATGGTGAACTTGCTATCATTGACTATAAGACTTCCGAAAAACCAAAACCTCGTGAGTGGATTGAGAACTATTTTGTTCAGGCAACTGCATATGCCTTTATGTTAAAGGAACTTACGGGACTTGAAGTTAAAAAACTTGTCATTATAATGGCTTGTGAAAATGGAGAACTTGTAGTTTATGAGGAAAGAGACCTTGCAAAATACATTAAACTTCTGGTAAAATACATTAAACATTTTGTGAATTCACATACGGTATAAAATGACAAACGAAACTAAAGTAGAAGATATGATTAAGAAGAAATTCTTATGCCCTGAAAAATTTGCTATGGATATAGAAGCATATGTTCTTAGTAATAAATGCGATTATATTGAAGGTATAGTCAACTATTGTGAAATTAATAATATTGATATTGAAACTATACCTAAACTTTTATCGAAACCTTTAAAAGAAAAATTAAAGCATAATGCGATTAAATTAAATTTCTTGAAAAATACTAATAAAACTAAATCTGTATTGTGACCCCATTTGATTGTTATAAATTATTTCTTTCCTTAAAAAATCATTTTACTAAATCTAATTACGATTATTTTAAGTATTGTGGAAAATCAAATGCTTCTCTAATAGCATTTAATAAAAGAAAAGATAAGTATTTTTTTGAAAGATTGAGCCGTAAAAAGACCGAAGATGAAATCAGGAATTATTTTGTAGCAAACTTTGTTGAATGCGATGACCCTCAGACGATATGGATTGGTGAAGTCATAAAATCTGGAGATAAAGTTTACGAAAACTGGTCAAAAAAGATACAAAGTCTTCGGTATATGTTTAAAACTGAAGTTGAAGTTTTCATACCAAAGGAAGCATTTAATGAATTCTTCTTTTGTGAAAGAGGTAAGCATTCTCCACTAATTCAAAAACACCTACAAAAAGCATTATCCCTAGAAACTTTAGTTATTTTAGATTATATTTTAGGGTATACGAAGAACTATGATAAAATATTAGATGACCCAGTATGGGAATTTCTAAGCAGTAGAATTTCTAAGTATAAACCTTTTATACATATAGATACTGATACATACACAAAGATATTGAAGGAGAGTATTTCGTGAGTGATTTTTTTAATTCTTCGGTAGTACAACAGTCAATGAAAGAACTTGGAGAACTGCAAGAGGAACTTGCATCTCAAGTTTTTTTACTTCCATTCTTTACCAAAGAAGAGAAACGGGCGCATTTAGATTTAATGAAAGTATTTCTTGAGAAGCAAAAAAATCTGTTTTTTAGAATGTCTTTATCTGATGACCCCGAAGCATTAGAAACAAAAAACCAGATACTTAAATCTGCAAAAATGCTTGGACTTAAAGAAGGTCAAGGTATAAATGAGTTTTTTGAGTTGCTTGAAAATACCATTACTGGACTTGACGAGCAGATAACTAAAGGGTAGACTTACTTGAGGGCTTGAAATCCCTCTGTCTTAGAGCAGTAAAGTTTTCATACAAGCCAAATACAAACAACAAATACGGAGAACTTTATGTCTTTTGCAGACTTGAAAAAAAGGTCAAAATCTGGTTCACTCACTGAAAAACTTCTTAAGCAAGTTGATAAACTTAACGAAGGTGGGAGTTCCAATGAAGACGATAGATTGTGGAAACCAACCCTGACTAAAGCAGGTATCGGTCAGGCAACCATTCGTTTCCTTCCTGCTCGTCTAGAGGAATGGGAAGATGAGTATGTCCAAGTATTTAATCACGCATTCCAGGGTCCTACAGGACAATGGTTGATTGATAACTGCCCTACTACACTCGGTGGTCGTAAGTGTCCTATTTGCGACCATAATCGTGAAGACTGGAACACTGGAAGCAAGGAAAAGCAAAATATTGTAAGAGACCGTAAGAGAAAGCTTTCTTATTACTCTAACATCTATGTAATTGATGACCCAGAAAATCCTGACAATAATGGAAGAGTATTTCTTTACAAGTATGGTAAGAAGATTTGGGAAAAGATTGAAGAAGCACTTCGTCCTAAGTTCAAGGGTGAGACTGCAATCAATGTTTTTGATATGTGGGAAGGTGCTGACTTCAACTTGAAAATCTGTAAGGTTGATGGATATTGGAATTATGATAAATCTAATTTCGATAAACCTAGTGAACTTCTAGATGGTGATGATAAAGAACTTGAAAAACTTTATAAATCAATGTATAATCTCAATGATTTTATTGATGAAAGTAAGTTCAAGTCTTATGACGAACTAAAAAATCGTCTGGACCTTGTTCTTGGTCTTCGTGGAGATACTCGTAAAAAAGTTGACCCTGAAGTTGAAGAAGAAGCAGAAAACGACTATGAGAAGCTTGTAGAAAGCAAAAAAACTGTCTCTAAATCAGTTTCTAAAGTTGAAGAAGAAGAGGATGATGAAGATGGAGATATGGCTCTAAATTATTTTTCTAAACTCGCTTCAATGTAATAAAGTAAAGGGTCTCAAATGAGACCCTTTTTTATACTCCTTTTAATTTTGGATTATATACACCTTTAGTTTTACTATCAATATAATCAGAAGACTTATCATATTTCATAATATTTTTCATATCACTGATAAACACTCCAAGATATTCTGGTTTTAATAATAATATCTGTCTTTTTTTCTCATTTTCATTTACTTCATACTCATAATTAGTTATATCTTTTTGTTGATTTCTTACATCTACATTCTTATATTGAGTATTTAAATAACTAGGTTCAGTTTCATTATTAAATGCAATTGTTATTCCTTGAACTGGTGAATTACTCATAGTGGTGCTACTCCTATAGATTTAAATCTAAAGATTGGGATTATCGTATTGGTATTTGCTACGGGTTGACCTACAATACTATAAAGACGAGCATCTCCTGCAATATTTATTGGGTCCGAAATCCCACCATATGCAAAAATAGTAGTTTCACTTCCATCTATTCCGTATATTATTGTAGAACCTCCCCAAGTAGAAGGGAACCCATTTAAACTGTTGGGAATTTTTATATCTGTAATTGTTCCATCTCTTCCATAGACATTCAAAGTAGAACGGTCTTCTGGAATATTCTTCCGTAAATTTTTTAAAATAATATCAGTTACAAAATATTCAGGAGCAATATATACTCCTACATCTTGAGAAGGTCTATCCCAAACTTGAAAATAATCTCCAAGAGTAATTGTAATTTTTAATGGTAGTATACTATTTGCAACAGGAAAACTGGATAGAGTGTAATCCAATCCTCCACTTGCACCTACAACAACATCTTGAATTAAATCTTTATCTGTGATTACTTTTTCGGGAACTACTAATCTATCATATTCATCTTTAACTTGTATAGTCTCTGTATGATGAACTGCTTGTATCTCTTCATCGGAACCATATTTATCTAAAAGATACTTATAAAAACTTTCATTATCTAAAGGCCATTGTTCGTTTATATTTGTTATATTATTTGTAATCAATACGACCCAATCTAAGTTTGCGTCATCATAAGCTTTTTTTGCTATTTGGTCGGGTCTTTCATTATCTTTAATTTGATAATACTGAAATGCAGTTGCAGCATTTATAATATCGTCACGAAGTTTTGCCCTTCTAAACAAGTTCTTTACAAGAACAACATCTCCATTACTGGATGAGCCTAAAGCACTGGCACTATATCTTATATTTGGAAGTTCGTTAAAATACGGCATTTTAGCTGACAGGCCTTTTGAGTATTTAGATATGATAAATGAATAAAATGAATTTAGGAGATAATAGTACCATATTTTTTTATATGATAATAAGATTTCTTAGTAATTTGTATAGCATTCAATATGCAGTCATAAATTCTTCCATCATAATATATCTTTTTTGCTGCTGGACTTTTTCCTTTAGTGATATTTGGATTTTTAATTCCTTTATTCCAAGGAATTCTCCCTTGTGCGGATTTACTTATTTTTCTTTTAGTTTCTTCTGAATGTTTATGTCCAGGAATTCCAGTTCTTGCCATAGCACGTTTTATAACGGATTGTTTGCTTTTTTCTGTAATGGATTTAGATTTTCCTTTAGTAGAATTTGAAATTTTTTTCTTATGGTCTTCAGTTAATTTTCTTCCTTTTGTCGCTTTGCTTATTTTTTTCTTTGCTTCCTCGGAATGCGATCTGCCCCTCATTTTTCTTTTAGTTTCTTCAGAATGTGATTTGCCACTCATTCCACCCATTCCTTTCATATGTGATTTACCTTTCCTTGCTTGACTTATTTTTCTTTTATGTTCTTCAGACTGTCGTAGTCCATATACTGAAAAACTTGTAGAAGTTTGATAAGACCTATTAGTAAAATGTGGATTTTCAACTACCTTATAATATTGCTGTAAAATAATCTCATCAGCATATGCTTCTTTTCTTGTAAGATAATCATTCTTTAAGATTATCTTTTGAGTTGGTTTAAATGTTTTATCTCTATAAGAACCAAAATATTTTATGTCTTCTTCTGGTAAGGATTTACAGGTTCTACTGCCGATGTATCCTCTACCCCATTCTTCATAGGAATAATAGACATAGTGATACTCTGTGAGTTTCATAGTTCTACTCTAACTTGTTAGCAATACTATTTATACAAGAAAAGGTGCCCGAAGACACCTTTTCTACCCGATAGTGCTAACAAGTCAGGTAATGTTATTTATTAATTAAATTGAAAAGAATTAATATCCTACATCGTTTGAAGTAATGCTATCTAAATCATTTTCAAGTCCTTTAAATATATTTGTATTTGGTTGATAATCACTTTCATATACAGGTTCAATCTCATTGAATTGTAAACTCATAATGACAGATACGGGTTGCCCTGGAGAAGATGGGTCTTCGTATGCAGTCCATTGCGATTCAGGTGTATAATCTACACTACACTGGGTTAAAGCACAGATTTTAAATTTATTTACTCCAGGAATAGGCTTACCCGCAGATTTATATCTGAGTTTAAATACGTTTGGAGTTTTTAGGAATGCTGAACCCGCTCCTGCTTGTCCGCTCATTTTTCTTGCAGCCATACCTTGTTTAAAAAATCTTATAATTCTTCTTACATTAGCTGCTTCTTTTTCACTTCTAGGTGTCATACGATATCCAAAAGTAAACCCTCTAAGAGTAGGTCCATTAAAGAGTAGTTCTAAATTTGAGTTAGGAACAACACCATATCCTCTTGCCAAGATAGTTTCTGGTGGAATGTCAAAACCCGCACCTTTCACTAAAAGCGATGATAATATTGCTCTCATATCTGCTCTATTTAATATATCTCCACCCCCAGCGGCCATTACTGTAGCTGCCTGTATGAATGCAGTTTTTACTTCAGGTGGAATAGTTATTCCTGCGTAGTTTGCAAGGAATGATGAAAGAGCTTGTGATGCGGCTTGTCCCGCTAATGCTTCTCCCGTGTTTTGGTATGTGTACCCTCCAACTCCCATAGCAATTGAATTTAAAGTATCCCCAGCCCCCCAGTTAACTGCATTTTGGTCTACTACTTTATTTGGCATAGGTAATATTACAGTGCCTATAAAGTCTTTTAAAGCACTATTTCTTTGTAATCCTTTGTCTCCAAATACTGATTTAAAGAAGTCTGGTTTTGTAAATACATCTCCACCTGGAGCTTGGTAATTATATTGAGTTATTACAAAAGTATCTTGTTTATTTTCAAGTATATCTGCAGGATACCTTAAGAGTGATTTTGCTGCATCTCCGAATAAATCTTTTTCATTTGCTGAGGTAAAATCTACATTAAATGTAGGCGGTCCAAGAATAAAATCAAGTACATTTCCCTGCCCTATTGGGTTAGAAAGACCTGTTCCAAATATTGATGATATTCCTGGATTTGTTCCAGCAGCAGCATTATTAACTAAAAATCTTCCTTGATATTGTGGTTTAGCTGCATCATTAATTTTTAATGCACTTCCTGCGGTTACTCCTCCTAAATTTTTATATTTTTGATATACTTGTTGGTTAATACTTAAACTTAAATTTTTTGCTAATTGAGTTGGTTGATTTAAATCTTGATTTATGAATAACTTTGGGTCTTTTATTGCATCACTAGTCCAACTTCCGTTTTGGAAAAATACAGCTAATCCAAT